TTTATATAGATGGCTCTCCTAACCCGACGCTAAGTTTTAGTAGGGGTAATACATACGTTTTTGACGTATCAGACAGTAGTAACTCAGGACATCCGTTAAGATTTAAAGATGGTAGCGGTAGCGCATATAGCACTGACGTTACCGTAACAAACACTGAAGGCAACACAGGTGCTAAAGTACAAATAGTTATAGGTGCAACTACACCTGCAGAATTACGCTATTACTGTACTGTTCACGGCAATTCTATGGGCAATACTATAAGTGTTGCTTTTGATGCCAACTACGTTGCTAAATATGGAACTGGTCAATACGGAAAAGCCGCATACGGTGCGGTTCCAAGCTTAACAACTCTAACAGGTGTTTCTGGTACAGGCCAAGTTCAAACCGTAGCTGTAAACGGTTTTGAAATCGACATATCAGAGCGTCTTGTTGGCGTGTCGGCTACAGCCGAAACAGGTGGTGTTACAGCTAGTGGTCCATCCCAAACCAAAGTCATAAGCGGCGTATCAGCAACTGGAAGCGTAGGAAGTGTAAGTGAAAATCTAAAAGTTGTACTAACTGGTGTATCTGCAACAGGTTCCGTAAATACAGTATTTGAAAACCCAGACGAAGGTCTTATTAGTGTTAGTGCTACAGGATTTATTGGTAGCGTCACCCTTTCAAATACACATCGCGTTACATCTGTAGGTATGACAGGATCTATTGGGGCAGGAACATACACGGGTATAACTTTAGTCATTCCTGTACTTGGATATAGCAAAGTCCGAACATTTATATTACCCCCATCACAAGCAAGAAGGGTTGCATAACAATGTCTATCAAGTGGCAGGACAAAGATCCAGATGATCAGGTAGATTATTCTATTGACTGGACTAACATTTTAGAAACACATACAATCAGTAGTGTTGCTTGGAAGATTTATGATGCAACAACAAGTTCGTTTATTACTTTTGCACAAGGCGATATTGTTAACGGACTTCAACACGTATCGAACACGAACACTGACACAGTAGCTACTTTGTACTTGGGCTTGGGAACCAATTTTCAAGAATACAACATTATCTGCCGAATGACTACTAGCAATTCGACTGTCTTCGAACAAGAAGCACGAATTCGTGTCGTGGAGAAAAACTAGATGGCATACGATTTTTTGGGACTAACAAACGATATTGCTCGTCGGTTGAATGAAACAGAATTGACATCAGCGAATTTTGCTACTGCTACTGGCGTGTATGCACAGTTAAAAGATTCTGTAAACGCAGCAATACGTGATGTTAATCAGTCTCACTTTGCTTGGCCTTTCAATCATAACTTTGATACAATAACCTTGACAGCGGGTCAGCTAAGATATCCACTTCCGAATAACGCAAAGTACGTCGATTTTGACACAGTCCGTTTACAACGCAGTACGACACCTCTCATTGAAAGTGCTCGTAGATTGACACAACTATCCTACGATGAATATGTTAGTCGGTTTATTGACGAAGAATATAAAGCTGCATCACAAGGGACTGCACCAGAATACGTTGTTCGTGCACAGGATAATGACATTATTTTTGCACCGATACCTGACGCAGCGTATTCTGTAAAATACGAATATTACATGTATCCTGCAGACTTAACCAACGATACCGACGTTCCTACTATTCCCTTCCGCTACCGACATGTAATTGTAGATGGCGGTATGTACTACGCATATATGTTTCGCGATAACTTAGAATCTGCACGTGTATCGTTTCAGAAGTTTGAATCCGGTATGAAGCGTATGCGTACACAAAACGTAAATGAAAATGTATACGCAAGGGCGGTTTAGATGCCAGATCGCTGGAATACCAACATATTTGAACTAAAAGGTGGTCTGATAACTAACCTGTCTCAACTGCAGCATGGTATTACAGCCCCCGGAAGTGCACGAATATTACGAAATTTTGAACCGTCGGTTTTTGGTGGCTACCGTCGTATTGAAGGATTTGAAAAGTATGATACAAACGGCATACCAAACAGTGGTGTTGTAAGAGGAATTCTTCGCTATAAAGACAATGTGTATGCTGCTCGTGGTGATGGTATTTTTAGATCTGCAGGTTCAGGTTGGACAGAAATAACAGATAACGCCACATTTAGTAGTACAGGTATCAATCTTGGTTCTGGATCTAGCAAGGTTAGATTTTTAAAATACGACTTCAGTGGTACTGAGAAGTTTATGGTTGTAGATGGTGATACAGGAAATAAGCCATTTACTTTCGATAATACTACTTTTAGAGAAGAAACCGGACTATCCAACGATACACTAGGATGTACGCACATAACCAATTTCAAGAACCATATATTTCTTGGAAACGGCAAAAACCTTATTTTTTCTGCACCATATAGCGATACGGACTTTACAAGTGCATCTGGTGGTGGTATAATAAACATAGCCGATAATATAACTGGCTTAATTGTATTTCGTGAACAACTGATTATCTTTAGCGAAAATAAGATAAACAGGCTAGTTGGTAACAGTGTAGCGGACTTTGCTCTCCAGCCCGTATCAAGAGACTTAGGTTGTGTAGCATCAGATACAATTCAGGAAATTGGTGGTGACATCATATTCTTAGGTCCAGATGGTTTGCGTACTTTTTCGGCTACGGATCGTGTGGGCGACTTTGCATTAGGAGTAATATCGAAGCCTATTCAGACAGAAATGCTAGACTTGATATCTAGTAGTTCTTCTTTTAGTAGCATTGTTATTAGAGAAAAAAGCCAGTATCGCATTTTTGGATACAACTCGACTTACCAGACTTCTGGATCTAAGGCAGTTGCGGGGACACAGTTACAAGAGGGTATCTCATGGAACGACCTTCGTGGCTTTAAAGCATACAGTACTTTTAGTGAATATGATGGTAACACAGAATTTATATACTTTGGAAATGAATTAGATTACTTGTATCGAATGGAGCAAGGCAATACTTTCGATGGAACGAATATTACGGCAACATTTGCAACCCCGTATGTTCCGCTTCAAGATCCTAACTTGAGAAAGACAGTATTTCGTAACACAAGTTACATCGATGCAGACGGTGCATTTGAACTGCAAATGTCAATTAAGTACGATTTTGACCAGACAGGTTCGGTGCAACCATTACCGGTTACCTTGAACAATGCAAGTGCAAGTTCCGTTGTTTATGGTGCAGGTATATTTGGCACATCAACATTTGGCAGTAAAGCCAGATACATTTACGATGAGCCAGTAACGGGTTCAGGATTTACCGTATCAATCCTATACGAAACATTAGGTCAAACAACCGACTCGACATTTACCATAGATTCTGCGTCCATACAATACGGACTCTATGGAAGGAGATAATAGATATGGGTACAGGATATACTCGTAACGATACCCCAAACAACATTGCGGACGGTAACGTTATTAACGCTGCTGACTTAGATGGTGAATTTGACGCAATTGTAGCTGCGTTCAATGCTTCCACAGGTCACAGTCACGATGGAACAACAGGAGAGGGACCGCCTATCACATCCAGTGGTTTGGCGGCTAATTCTGTTACGTCAACACAAGTTGCAGCAAACTCTGTTGCGCTAGGAACCAAAACGACAGGTTCTTACGTTGAACAAGGTGCTACATCAGGCAACGGTCTTAGTGGATCAGCAAATGCTGAAAGTGCTACTTTTACCGTAACCTCAAATGCAACCGACGCCAATACAGCAAGCACCATTGTATTTAGAGATGCAAGCGGTAACTTTTCTGCAGGGACAGTAACGGCAGGTCTTACAGGCAATGTAACGGGTAATGTAACAGGTAATGTTACTGGTAACGTCACGGGCAATGTAACTGGTAATGCCGATACGGCTACCGCCCTTGCAACAGGACGCACAATCGGAATGACAGGCGATGTGGTATGGACATCTGCCTCATTTGATGGTTCGGGCAACGTAACAGGCACAGCTACAATTCAGCCTAACTCAGTTGCTTTGGGTACTGACACAACCAATGATTACGTACAAGACATCACTGCAGGTACAGGACTTGCTTCTACCGGAGCCGCAACCGGAGAAGGAACTTCGCACACCCTGTCTCTCGACTTGAACGAACTCACCACGTCGGTTTCAGACGGTG